GTATTTAGGAAAATGGAGATCATATGTCGAAACGTTCAGAACTTTGTCCCCTCCCATTCTAGGGTTATAGAATGACTAAATTCCATAGCGTAGTGCATACGCCACTGGGTAATATCATGACAGGAAAAGGTCAGCATTAAGCTATCAGGATTTAGGGAACAATGTTCAACGCTCTTGTTCCGGAGGAAAACCGGAGATCAACGAGCAGCGGACAACGGACAACGATCATGAAACCCCGGACACACGGCTCTGGCAGTGACGAACAGGCCGATGGACGTGCCGCCGGGCTGGCATAATGGTCTCCATATATTTTTGTACTGTACAGCGGGGATTACCCCGTTGTCGGAAGAGCATCCGACACACGACCCCTATCCGGAACACGGGAAGCGACAAAGTCTGGGCATCCGGGATACAGGGGGGTAAAAGAACCGGAGTTGTATATTTATAGGTGGTGTTGACACCACCGCCGTGTGGAGATACGGCGTGCAAGACGCATTCCCAACCAGAGTGAGTTGGGACTATGGTGTGGCGAAGAACAGATGTTGTGCAAGATACCTACGACGGTGAAACCACCGTCGGTACTCTTAGCCCGTGCGCGAGAGGAACATCGCAGCACGGGACCAAGAAGCACCGCTGGAACAAATTTAAAACTTTACCAGGCTTTTTGCGTGAGAAACATACGACGGGTGTAAACCCGCGCCCGTCAGCGAGGCTTAGGCGAACGCTATTGCCGGAGGAACATCGACACAGGATCCGCACGAGCCACCGCCGGGAGGGCAGAAAGAAACAGGGACAGTGAAAGTACAGTAACAGAAACAGTAGCGGGGGTATCCCCGCAGCGGCTCGTCCCATCGTCGAGGCAGCTTGCGTAAGGACCATCGACGAGAAACACATCCGCTGAAGGTAAAACAGGATTACGTGAGAAACATGTACCGGGTAAAACCCGAGCCCAACTTCGCGAAATGCATCGCCGCACGCGCGGGCCAAAGCGGTCCGAGCGTGCAGGCGAGTGCCTCCTCTCCGTTGGGAGCAGTGTTATTTACAGTATCAGAAACAGTAGCGGGGATTCCCCGCTGCCACGAGGATATGTGGCAGGCCAGTAAGGTACCTTCAGCCACATAGTCGCGACGGGTTATCAGTAATCAGTTAGTTAAGTTAGTTGACGGTGTCTTCACCGTCAGGTTCAGGGTAGGGTCGCGGGGAAGAGCGCTCGCGACCCCACCCCTGAAACCTGTACTACTGGGTTCTAAGTGTGTGAGGCTAGTTAAGCGTATGAGAGAAATTGCGGGGATATCCCCGTAGCGACACCTGTCCCCGTCGCCGTCAGCTGGCGCTACGACAGGCGACGAGGGACATAGTCGCTGAAGGTAAAAATAGGTGTTACGTGAGAGATACGACGGGTATAAACCCGTGCCCAAATTGGCTATCGGCGCCGACGAAAGTTCCTACCGGGAAGAGCATCCGGTTCACTTCCGTCAGGCAGCCGACCGCCACATTGGGACGCAAGGAGAGTAAGTGAGTGTTGGAAACAGTTTAGCTACAGTGACGGGTACAAACCCGTCTCCCGGGGCTAGGGGTCCACAACCCTCCACGGGCGGAAAACTTGCCCGTGTCGGTTTGCGGAATCCCTAGCCGAGGGAGGTCATCCGAGGAAGGAACAGTACGGAGTAGAAAGAAACAGTACGAAGTAGTTAATTCAACGCGGGGGTTACCCCCGCGGCCAGTCGCCCATCCAGCAGCTCGCAAAAGCTGCGAGCAGCTGACAGGGCTTTCGGCCGTTGAGCCTGTAACAGTGAAGATTTCAGTACAGTAAGCCATTTCGGCTAATACGGGGAAATCCCCGCACGGTCTAGGACCGTGCCGTGGACTATGGCGTAGTGTCGGGAGGAACCCGACAACCGCCAATAGTCCCCCGGAGGTCCGTAGACCATAAACAGAAGACAGTGAAGATTCAGTAAGGCAAGCCAGTGGAGACACTCCACAAACCTTGTAGGTCTACAAGGTTAGACAACAGTGTTTGACACATCCGGCCCCATGTCTCGGAAGAGACCGGGCCGGTTACCTTTTTCTTAACCCCGGGACGGCTTGCGGTGCTTGAAATACTCTATCTGCCGCAACCTTTTGTTGGCCTCTTCCCGGGTGCCGTATGGGCGACTCAACCTCTTGCCCTTCTCGCTCACCACGATATACTTTTTCTCGCCGTTGACTATAACGCTCTTGACCATTGTGTGTGCCTCCTGAAAACTAATCGATATGTTGGTATAAACATAATAAGGAGGTGAGTTTAAGTGAATAGAAAGCCCGTTAAGAAAGAAACCCCGAAAGCAACGAAGTTGAGGGGCCTACCTAGAAAATAGGCCCACACAAAAAAAAGAGGGGAGGATGCTCCCTCCCTTCTTTTTTTTTACCCTTGCAGGGCCTCCATCACCTTTTCCGCCAGCTCCAGGTCTATCACCCCGTTGGACGCTGCCACCATGTATGTGGGGCCTTTATCTTTAAGGTGCCTGTTGGCGAATATGAACGTCCGCCCGCATACCACGATGTGTACTACCGTTTCTTTCACCAGGATCTCCGGCGCGCAGGCTTTCTCGATCATCAGAAATGCACCCGCGCCTTTATAAACCATTCCACCTTGTTCAGCCATTCCCCTGTCAGACGCATCCCGACCTTGAGGTTGCCTGTGCCCATGTGCAGGCACAACCCCGGTCCGGTGCTCCAGAACCCTTCGGCTACAGCTTCCGGGGGCCACACGGTTATGAAACCATCGATCCCGACAGTGAAAGAGGCCTCCGACTCCACTTCCATTTCCCACAACACCCATAGAGTAACTCTGGAGCTATCCTGCTGCAGGAAGGGTTTGGAGATCCCGCCTCCCACAACATGTCCCCCCAGGTCTATGGAGTAGCCGGCGGATAATACGGTTTCCGTCGCGAAAGCGGTTATGTCCACCGTCACCGAGGCCGTCAGGAAGGAGGTGATGAGAAGTACCGCCACACACAGGGCCCGACGCATCTTACTTCTCCACGGTTTCCAGCAGGATCTCTTTCTCTTCCAGAGAGACCGCTGCCAGGGCTTTCTCAGGGTTGCGGTTGAACATGTTCACAAACCCCGCCCCGAACATCGTGGACGCCTCTTTTATAAAGCTGTCCCTGTCACTCGCCGCAATCTTCAGGAGATCTCTGTCTACCGGTGGTACGCCGGTTTCGATCTGCGTGGACAGTGTGGTTGCGAAGGGATCCTCTATGAACTTGTCGTAGTACGGTACCATGTTATGGGTCCTGTCGAGTGCGTACAGTTCTTCGGCGAAATCCGTCGGCGCCAGAGAGGCCTGTTTCTCCAGCAGTTCCAGGTAATCTTTCCTTGCGGCCGTCTTCATCCCTATTCTGTCGTTTATTCCCTGTTCAAGGTACATGGAGTAACTGTCCCAGTTGGCGTACTTCTGCAATGAGCTGTCTGCCGGTACGGAAACATCCATTTCCGCCGCCGCGTCACACACTCTTTTCGCCACCACCGGGCGCCATTTCACGGGCATGTCCGAATAGTGCTTTTCAAACTCCTCGGCTGCCATCTTTATGTGCTCCGGAGTGTGGATCGGGTACTTCCTGATCTTCTCTCCGGTGTAAGTCTCACCAACTATGGCGAATGCCATGTCCGGTAGACCTTCCAGGTATCTCTCCTCCGCTAGAGCGGCCACTTTTTCAAGTGTGTCCTGCACGGAGCGTTTCACCTCGGCCTGCTTGAAAAAGACAGGGCCGGGATTGACGGCGAGGCCCGTGTTGAGGGCTGCCTGTATCAGTGGGAAGTGTGTCAGTTCCTTCAGCGCGCCCAGTTTCACCAGCGCGTTTCCGATCTTCACCCCTACGTCCACCGCCCCCGGTTCTGGAAGGTTGTCCACGGTACGTTCATAGTAATAGGCACTGACCAGTGCTGCGTCTTTTGTCATGACTGGGTAACGTCTCATAGTGTGTCCGTCGGTCAGCGCCATAACCATCGCGAAGGCCGAGTCCGGATACCTCGTTACAGTATCCGGACTTTCGACCGACGCCGTCTTTATGAACTCCGGGCATTCGGCCAATATTGTGAGCAGGGCATCGTCGTATATGTCAAAAACCTTTCCCGCTACAGAGTATCTATTGGCCAAAATAGCTCACCTCTCTTTAAAGTCTATCGATAGGGACATCATGAGTAAGCTAAAGATGTCGCCGGGATAGGTTTTATCTCTGCCGGGGTCATGGTGACGTTCTCCATAACGATGACGTCTCCGGCGTTCGTGGCGATGGTGTGCGCGTTTATTATGCAGCGCTCCAGCGCGAACGAGGCGGCGATCTCTTCGGATACGTCCGATTCCTTCAGCCCTGGTTTGTAGAACATTATGATTAAGCCTATCGGGCGGTCGAAGATCTTCGATCCGAGGTTGAGGGCTATATCACCCGAGGCGGCGCTGTCCCAGTACTCCAAACTGGAATCGTTGCCATATATCCTGTGTAGCAGGTTCCTGCCGTTTATGAGTGCCCTGCCCAGGTTCAGGCTTCTGAAGGTCCTTCCGGGAATCAACATCTCCTTGTCCGACCCGATCTCGAACAGCTGTTGCACGTTCTTGTTCTGGGCCAGGGACATGGTCTGAAGAACCCCTACCGCTTCTATTGTCGTGCATTCGGTGTAGGTCAGGGCGTTCTTGCCCTCCGCTGCCAGCATCACTCCGAGAAGGATGAATTTCGAGCTGAACGGGGTCAGTATCCCGTTACCATACAGCGGGTCGTCCTTCTCCACAAAATCAGTGTATGGATTCCAATTTTTCATTATGGCCATCTACATGCACCCCCTTATACCTGAGTTGCGCTGGCCTGTACGGTAACGCGTATGACGTTAGCAGGGTACAGCGGTTGGTAATCGATCATCACTTCCACCGTGTCCGGTTCCTGTTCGGGGACGGTTATGGAGACCAGGGCGGTTTTCTCGCCGCAAACCCTGTCTCTTATCCCCCTGGTTATGATTGCCTGGCACGCGAGATTCACGGCCTCCAGGAACTGCGGGGTGATGTTCTGGCCTACTATCATGCCGTCGAGAGTTACTTTCAGGGCCATGGATACCCAGTCCATTCCGCGGACTATAGAGTCTTCCCTGGTTTCCAGGTAGGATTCGGCGGTGGTCATCTGGTGTCTCACCCTTACCACGGTAGGCGTCTCTTCCAGCACCCAGAGCCCTGCGGCCACCAGCGTGTCCAGCTGAGACTCGGTGAAGTAGTTGGGCTTGCTTCCGGGATACCGGACACCGTAGACTGAACCTTCGGTGTACTTCGTCAATGGTGTACTCGGAGAGCGGCTCAAGGTCTTCAAGAGTCCGGCGTAGATAGCGGTGTAGTAGATGCCGGGTACCGGATAAACTATTCCGTTGTATCTTATATATATCTCCGGGTTCATCAGGATTCTCAGCCTCTTGTCATCGTAGGCGTACATCGTGCGGAGGTAATCGGTGACGACTGTAGCCGCCGTTCCGGTGGCGTATTTCTCCGTCGCGGAATCGAAATCCTTGAACCCTAGCATGGCGACTCTGAACTTACTCTCCGTAGGCGCGGAGAAGGTGGTTATGTGGCTCATGAGTGTGGCAGACACGCTCCCCACATCCGCCATCACGGCTAGACAGTAGAGATAGATCTTTCCAAACTCCGTTAGAGCGGCGGTAAGGCTAGCCGGGTCGAAGATGTGGTCCAGATTGTTGGCAGACGGTGCGGTGGCCATTATGTAAACCGGGCCACTTCCGGCCTTTAGCAGTGCCTGGTACGCCCCGAATCCCAACGGGTTGTAGGGGTGAACCGGCCCCGCGTATTCCTCGATCTCTTCCTTCGTGCTCACCGGGATCGGCCCCGAGAAGACAGGGTTTTGGTAACTGTAAACGACTTCAAGAGGGACACTGGCTCCCACCGTTACAGCAGAACCTAGTGTTATCACACCGGTCACGCTGTTTATGGTGTAGCCATCGGTCGCGTCGTTGGCCTCGAGAACTTCGGCGTCTTCTCCGGTGTCGATAGTTACGGAAGTTACTGAAGACACCGGGTAATGCGCCAGAGAGACTACTTTCTGGGCGGCTTCCAACGTGAAGGTCTCCGTCGCCGTGTAGTTCGCGAGAATTATGGAGGCGTACTCTATATACACTTTTACTTTCGCCGGGTACCACGTGGACTCTTCTTTTTCCAGGAACGTGGCGGAGTTGCCGGCTGTTGCATTTAGTTCTGCTCCCGTTACAAGGGTTACCCCAACTTTTCCTTCCGATAGGTCTGCTAGGTCGAGGGCATCCGCGGAGAGCTCGTAGTAGGGAGTCCCACCATCGAGAATCCTCTGGCCAGGTTCCGCTTCCCCGCGGCTCCTGAACCATTCTCTGGTCAGGTGTTTCATGTTCAGCGCCGCACCCTCGGTGGCCACATAGACCTTTACCGTGGACGCTATAGGCAGGTGGGCCGTCGTGAAGCCGGGCAGATCTAGAACCTGCGAAGAATCATAGTCTTCAGAGGCTATCAGGCCGGCGTAAGCGTCGGTACCCTCCACCACATAGGTCGCCACTCCTATAATTCCAGGCGTGAAGTCCTGGAAGGAAGGCACGGCCCTTATGGTCGGAACTAATACCTGTTCAACTTGTGTACCTGGTCTCGTATATGCCATTTAATCTACGCTCCTTTCGTACTGTATCAGCTACGAATCTACGTTCTAACTACTGGGCCTGTAAAACTTACTCTGGATTTGTTTATGAGTATCTTGTTCAGAGCGATTCTCTCCAGGGTTATGTGGTCCAGCACCCTCACGATCAGTTGCCTGCCGGCGTACTTCGTATCCCCGGCACCCACGATATCCACTTTCGAGCTGCCCACTGGAGTGACGTCGGCGATCCCCATGTCCGTGGTGAACTTCTCCTTCTTCACCAGGAAGAGGGTGGCCAGCCATGCCACCAGCCGCGAGGCTTCTTTCGCCCTTCTGGATCGAACCACTATCGAGTAGTCTTCGTTTATGAGGTACGGGCCTATCTGTCCCTCGTTCTGGAACAACCGGTAGTTCTCCGTCTTGTCGGTCAGCCCACCGGGTCGCAGAGAGAAGCCTTCCGCGCCTACCGTGATTATTGTTTGGGGCATTTCCCGGGCAGACGCTACGTTGTCCTCAAGATCAATAACGGCTATGTCCGACTTCGAGATGTCGTTCCAGTCGGTGTGGTACGTGGTGAAAGTGTCGATGCTCACCCGTATGAACTGGATGAGCGTCTGTATGACTCTGTCCTCGAAAGAGGTGTAAACTTCTAGTTCCATCACCACATCACCCTGGATGTCTGTTTTAGAGGTCTGGGCGTTTCAAAATCTGCCGCCGGTATCTGGAACAGGTACGCTTCATCCGTCGCCGGCAACTCGTCCGCCCCCACCAACTGCAGGAGGGGGATTCGCTGCCTGTAGTTTATGGTTGTGACCTGCACCACCCGTAAACGCTTTCCATAGAGCAGGTCCACCAACACATCGTTCTCCTGAATGTACGGATATCCGGACACCTGGACGGTGTACTGGGTATCGAATTCCGTCACGGGGAATTTGGCGAACAGCTTTCCGATAACGGTGTTGTCCATGTAGCGCATCACCGTTTTTATCGGAGGCCAGAAGCCGTCTCTCCATCCCGTGCCATAACAGCTGCAGGGTTCTCCGCTGGCGGTGCCCATGCGCGCCGATTGCAGAAAGTTCCAGCAGTTCGGGCATCTTTCCGTGTCGCGCTTGACCAGCAGTATGTCCGCCGGCACTCCGTCCACCAGGCGCAACGCCTTGTTGAACTCATCGGCCATGGCGAAAAAGAGCTTGTCCACCGGACCGGCCAGGGTCGCTTTAGGGCTGCGTGAGAAACCACCGTACTGTACAGGGCCCTGGGCCTCCAACCAGTAATGTGGGTAAACGGATATGTGCCGTATGTTCAGGTCGGTGTCGATGAAGAGCGTCTCGGTTTCAGCGTTCGCCAGCACCACTTCGGCCGCGTCGTTGGAAAACCCGCGCATCAATCGGACCGTGTGGCCGGGCAGGGCCGTGAAACCTCCCCACTGCACCGCCAGTTCCCCGGAACTGGTCGGGACTACCTGTATCGTGAACGATTCTGAAAAGACCAATGTGTTCCTCCTATATACAATACTAACCCCGGTACGCCATACATGCAGGCACTACCGAATTTTAGAAGGGTGCATTACCGTAACAGGCTTCCACATTGAGTTGCTGCTTCTCCAGGTCTCTGCGGTTTTTGTACTCCTGGTTGTAGGATTCTGCTACGGACTTGTAAATTGTGCCCTTGTCCCTGATCCCCAACTGTATACCACTGGTCCCGTAGTTCAGCTGGTTTCTGAACTCGGCGAGTGCCAGAGTGTCGAAAATGATCGCCAGAGTCTTGAGGATTATCGTGTCAATGTACGGATGGTTCTCTATAGTGTATTTCGTCGGCAGCGGCGGGGTGGAGTTGTAATCCCGGAGCGCTCGGTCCAGCGCCTTCATTATCGCCGTGTCGTTTACCTGCTGGCCCTCTATGAGGATGTTTTCGTCTGGAAAGTCCATCATCCGTTCCCGGATCTCGGTGATGTACTCGCTGTAAATCGAAGACAACACCGCGAGCTCGACGTAGCAACCGATAACTTTTACCTGCCGCATATCCGACACGGCGGTGGCGAATATCTGCGCCACGGTTTCCGACAACACGGTAGCCGTAACAGAAGCCGGCAGCTCTCCGGGCATGGAAGTGGCTATACCCAGCGTGGCCGTCTTGCCCGCCACTACACTGCAACTTACCGGTATTGTTGTCGTAGCCATCGGCTACCTCCTCATTCTTCCGCCGGGGTTTCGGTGTCCGTGGGTGTCTCCGTTTCGGCCGGTTTTGGTGACGGCGCGGCCTTCTTCCGGCTCCTCTTTTTCGCCGGTTTGGGTTCCACTACCTCGCGCACCTCGTTCTCCTGCATGTCCCGGATAATTACCGTGGGCGGCGGCGTGTTTTCCGAGGCCTCTACCCTGGCGACATGCACCACGGGGGGCTTCTCTTCCGGGGCCTCTATTTTGGTGACCACGACTTTAGTTTCCGGGACCTCCTCGACCGCTTCGCAAGCCGGCATTATCCTGCCTTTAGCGAGCAGGCGGCGCGTCTGGGGATTCTCGTCGTCCATGTAGACGTTTTTCCCCGGCCTGTAAAAACGTGGCCCGTACGTCGTGGCTATAAGGATTTTATACAATCTCTTCATTGGTAACTCCTTCCTTCCCTTTCACTGTTTTCTTCCTGGAACGGGACGCCTTCTTCGGTTTAGGTTCCCCTTCCCCTTCTGCCGAAACAGGTTTCGGTTCAGCCTCCGGTTCCGTTTCTCCGTCCCCAGTCTCGATAGTCAAGATTTCAGGTACGATAATCTCCTCGTCCCCAGTCTCGATAGTCGTAACGACACGCGGCTCCGGTTCCCCGGTCTCGATAGTTAATATACCGGGCATGACTGGCTCCGGTTCCGGCTCGACTTCTGCTTTCGTCGCAGGCTCCGGTACTGGTTCCGGTACTGGTTCCGGTACTGGTTCCGGTACTGGTTCCGGTACTGGTTCCGGTACTGGTTCCGGTACTGGTTCCGGTACTGGTTCCGGTACTGGT